AGTTGTTCGTGCTTTTTGCGTAGAGCGTCTAGATCAATAGCCATTAGTAGTTCTCCTTAGTTATTTGTAAAGTTTGATTTCTTCTCGTTTGTTAGCGGACACTTGTTGTAGCATGTCCTTTTTCTGCTCAAGCGCCTTGACTAGACCCTTGAGTAGTTCGTATTTGAAAGTAGCTTCGTTTACTTCTTTCTGGGCTACTACAAAAGAATCATCAGCTAGTACAAGATCATCAAGATCCTTAGCGGTGAGCTTTGTAGTAGAAGACATTTTATACCCTGACCTGAGTTTGGCAGAAAGCCTAGTCAGATCAGCATCAAGATCGTTGACCATCTTCTTGGCCGCGATCATAAGTCCGTGGTAATAAGAATACAGGGATGCTTGTCTTTGCATCTCATCATCAATATTAGAACCATCGAACTTTACCAAGGCGTCTGAGATATCCTTGTAGTTATCCCAGGTAAAATCATCAAGAAGTGTAGGGTCCAGCATAGTGTGGTATTATAGATCAGCGTGGCTGGTTTCTGGCGTTTTCAGCGTAAAAATCTTTGTCTTGTAGTCTTTTAGAGGATTCTGCTCCTGGTTTTTGAGCAGGTTTTTGTGTTTTTTTTGGAAATAAGATATCAAATTGCTTTTTTGATACCACAGCCAGTAAGTTATTGTAGTCAACTCTCAAATAATCTCCAGCAGCACCTCTAAACATAGTGTTCTTGGGATCGGATTCATCATTACTAACCACACCAAATTTACTATTTATTTTATAGTATTTTTCTAATCCAGTATCTTTAACTAAAGAGCTAGACAATACGTTAGCAAAAAACCAAGAACCATTCAAAAATACAGAAAATCTTCTAGGAATTTTCATTACCTTCCTCACATATTAGCTCGAACACTTTACTGTTCAATCTCATGAGGAGCATTAGTCCACGGGAAACTTGAACTGTAATGTGCTCATTTAGATGAGCAGGAACCATTCCAGCATCTTCATCACCACCAAGACCTCCAAGTTCTAGTATTACATGAGTCATTTCGTGTAATAGTATCTCCTTGGCTAGATCATGCTCCATATTCTTATGTAGGGTAATTGTGCCTTTTTCAAAATCAGTTAGACCCCAACAAGCAGATCCTTGGTGAGATATGGCATTTGAGAAAATAAGTTTGTATTTCTTATATCCCGCGTCAATCTCAGTAATGCCTTCTTCCTGGAGTCGATCAATTATAGTTTTGGATTTCTTCATTTTCTTCCATGCGTAGGGTTGAATAATCAACCGTCATGGGCACTACAAATCGAGGTTTTCCGTTTCTAGATTTGATAACGAAAGCCCTCATAGTGCCTTGATCAAACTCCTCCTCAGTTTGATTTAGCGAAATAGCAAAATCACAGGTTCGGATCTTACCGTAGGAATCTCCTAGTTCTGCGTCAGTGATTACCTTGACGGTGCGACCCATTCTATTTGTTTGGGTAGCAGTCCATACTAGGAAACCAAACTCAACGCCAAGACCACGAAGCTCTTCTGCGATTCTCTGCTGTGCTAGGTACTCTTGCTGGATTTCTCTTGTTGGCCTCATTAGCTCAAGATAATCTACAACAAGAACATCAGGCTCAAAGTCGTTATAGTTCTTTAGCTGAACTAGAAGACTACGAATAGCGTTGATAGACGCTTGACCTGTGGGGAACTCCTTGATTACCAGATCACTATTTGGGAACTCCTGCTTGAACATATCAAGACGCTCTTTTACAGAGGTATGGTTGGCTGGATCCTTGAGCTTGAACTGAGGAATCAGGGTCATGATAGAATCAAATCGTTGAGCAATCTTGTCCTCACTCATCTCCAACGAGATATATAGAACCTTCTTGCCCTCGATCATACACTTCACACCCTGATTGACTAGATACAAGGATTTACCAACCCCAGGAGGCGCTACAACCATCGCAAGCTCTTTTGGCCCTAGTCCGCCTTCAAGAGACTTGTCAAGCGACGGAAGAACCGTCTTATATTTCGTCGTAGCGTCTTTATTGAAAGTTCTATTCCAGCGATTAAGAACATCACCGAAATAGTCTTGTCCCGTATTAACATCTCGATTGATTAGAAGAGCTTTCTTTACAAGGTCTTCAACCTCTTCAACTCGATCATCCTTGATTAGCGAAATACTTTGAGCGATGGCTGATTTCATCGCCTCTTTTTTGGCGAATCGCTCAATGATGTCTAGGAAGTAGTCCGAGTTAGATACACACGAAGTATCAATGTTGTTGATGTAGTAGAGTTCATCAGCATAGTCTGATACATTCTCCTTTGGTCCTAGCTTTTGCTTTACATCCTCAATGATAAACTCATCGTTGGGTAGCTTGTTATACTTATCGTAGTGGTCTTTAACTACGGTAAACAGCTTCGCGTGACTAGGGAACTCAAAGTAATCAGGCTTTACTAGATTTACAATCTGTAGAAAGAAATCTAAGTCTGATTTCAGTAGATACAGAATACCCCTTTGGATATTCTCAGAGAACTCGTATGCCATTAGTTAGAATTGTTTTTGTGGTTTAGAAATGTCTAGTTTGTCTTTGCCTGCGTCCTTATAACCCATTCTGTTAGCCTTATCATAGGCTTCTCCAGTGAGTTTTTTAGCACGCTCCATCTTATCTTTTGCTTCATTATCCCGTAGCCTGCGAACTTTGCCGTCTCGTTCTAGGTTATCGTAATTGAAGTTAGCAGGCTTGTATCTAAAGGACTCATCATTCAGTCTAGATTTTGTCTCCTCAATGGATCTATGTAGGAATCTATTTGCTGAATTTTTATCGAATCCTTTTTCTGCGTGCTTCTTGTAGCGTTGCTTTACAGTCCAGAAATCACTAGCTCCTGAATCTTTGTTACCACATCCGTCGTCTTTGAAAGAGAAATTTACCTCTCCAAAGAAACGATCAGACATTTTATTACACTCTGGGCATTTGGTTCGTTTGGGAGCTTTACCGATTTCACAGTCCCTCTCCCAAACGAGTTCACACTCTTTACAGTGCCATTCAAAACTAGCCATTAGTCATCTTCCCAATTTGGATCTTCGTGATCGGGTAGTCTTTCAAACTCACGCTCCACACTCTCCTCCTTCGAGAGAGCAAGCATCTCCTGATTGGACTCCAACTTGGACTCCTCCTCTGGTTCCCATGTATTTTTCAATGTTTTCCTCCGTTAGTTCAATTGCTTGTAATGGTTCATTACCTTTTGATCCAGCCCTATAAACTGTAAGACCTTTGAGATAAGGTGCGTAATCCAGCGCGGCTTGAGAAAACTCCTCAGCCTCAGCGGTGGATGGAAGATTGATTGTTTTGGAAATACATGAGTCGATGTATTTTTGTATAGTTGCCTGTACCGTAATGTGATCCTTTGGGGTGATGTCGTAAGCCCCAACGAACGCATCGAGATTTCGTCCTTCGTCATAATACTTCTGGAAAAGGGGATCAACAACTAGTTGTTCTTTCCAAATGTTGTTGCTCCTCCAACGGCGATTGTACATCGCTGAGAAGATAGGCTCGATTCCACTAGATACTCCATGTAGCATTGAAATAGTACCGCATGGAGGAATGGTGAGCATGACTGCGTTTCTAACCCCGTGACGCTTAATAAGCATACGGATCCTAGCGGGTAGGGTTTTAGCGAACTCTTCATCAAGATATTTCTTATAGTCAAACTCAGGGAATGGAGACTTATCCCTTGCTAAGTATATAGACATCTTGTAGGCTTCATCTCGAATAGTTCCGAATAATCTTTCAAGAAACTCTAAACATTTTTCAGAACCATAGACAATGCCCAGTTTGATTAACATATAGTGAAGACCAGTAACTCCAAGTCCAATACGACGAGAACGCTCTGCTACTGTTTTACACTCCTCAGTGGGGAAAGTGTTGATGGTAAGAACATTATCGAGGAAACGAATACCAGCACGAACGGTTCTAGCTAGACGCTTCCAATCTACATCAGAATCATCATCAAGAAGCATATTGCTAAGATTGATATTACCCAGGCAACAATTTCCGTAGCTCGGTAGAGATATTTCCCCGCAAGGGTTCGTTGAGTCCAGTTTTTCAAAATATGATACATTTGTATACTTATTAGCTAGGTCAATGTTATAGATTCCTGGATCACCAGATTCTACTGAGTTTTTCCAGATACGGTTCCATAGATCTCTAGCTTTGATGGGCTCATTTCCGATTACCTCAAAGATCTCAGTCCAGTCTTGTCTGTGGAAGTTTTCTGCTCTACGAACTACATCATCTTCATCAAGGCCAATAACAAATAGCTGTCTAACTTCTCCTTTGCTATTAGTTGCTTGAAGGCGATACTGGTGATACTTCTTGTTGTTGTAAGAGAAGTACCAATCCTCGTCTAGCTCTACTGCTTCGAGGAATCTGTTGGTAATGGCAACGGAGATGTTGAAGTTGTTGAGTTGTCCTTGGTCAAGTTTGACACTAAGGAACTCAAGCAAATCAGGATGAGTAATATTGAGAATACCCATAAGAGCCGTGCGACGATTCTTTCCCGCTCGTACATGCTCACCTACCTCATTGATCATTTGAAGAACAGATACAGCCCCAGGAGCACTATTGGAAACACTACCAATGTCATCTCCTTTAGGGCGGATCTTAGAAACATTGAACCCTACGCCTCCACCAGCGCAGGAAATCTTGTACATATCCATGACCGTCTTTCCAATAGAATCAACGGTATCTTCTGGAATAATAACATAGCAGTTTAGAAGATTGTGTCTACCACGATTGCGACCAGCCCCGAAAATAATTCTACCGCCAGGAATAAAATCACCAGATCCGATAGTTTCGTAAAATAGTTTCTCAACTTTCTCCTTCTCCTCGTCGCTTTCCGCAGAGGCGATAGTTTTAGCAATAACCTTAGCACGCTCTGCCCACTTTGTTTCTCCAGGGTAAGCGTAGCGCATTTCAAAAATCTCTTGTCCTAGTCCTTCTAAACTCTTTATAGTCATATTATTTTCCTTTTACTGTTGATACACCTTTGCGCTTCATAATAGTAAGCGTCTTTGAATTATCCATTAAAGATTTGAGGTAATTATTATGTGTAATTACAAACAAAGTCTTAGATTTCTTTAGATCTGATAGGAGTATATAGAGCCCATCCAAACCGTCTTGATCAAGATTTTCAGCAACTTCATCAAAAAATAGTAGATTACTTTCGCTGTTGCTTGAAATATTCAAAAGTGATTGAAGACCTAACATGACAGCTAAACCTACTTTACGCCTCTCTCCTCCTGAAAGTGAGATGTAGTTGACCACCTCCCCTCTATGCGTAATAGTCTCATTCAGTTCTTGATCAAATTCAATAAAAAACTTACCTTGAGATAGGTGAGAAAGGTAGTAGTTTGCTTTTGAGTTTAGATAAGTAAGAACATTTCTAATAATGTACTTTACTAACCCCTGCTCAGAAAATGCCTTCTCCCAAAAACGCATAACCTCATAGCGCCTATTCAGAGTAGTTTTTTCTTGTATCAGAGTATCAATCTTCTCTAGTGTGTGCTTCTTGATTTCCTTGAAGGTTTCCTGCTCTTTACGAAGTTGTTTGTATTCAGCAATCTTACCAAACTCGTAAGAAGAAATGGGAAGATCCTTTTTGGAAAGTGGAAGCTCTGTAAGTTGTAGCTCTAAATCATACCGTTTATCAACCCAATCAGTAATCTCCATGTTAATGGAATCAATATCAACCTTTTTACCTTTTACTGGCTGTCCACAAGTATAGCAGTTTTTATCATTTGCTGATTGGCGCTTTCTTTTCAAGGCATCAATGTTAGAATCTACCTTTTCT